GTCCGGCTTGTCAGTGAGCAGCGGCAGCTCCTCGATGATCTTGGCCTTGCTCAGCGCGAAGAAGATCCCGTCATCAGTCTTGATTGGCTTGGTCCAGCTCGGGCAGCCATAGACGAAAGCGAACAGCAGGGCCTGCTGAGAATTCAGCCCCCACTCCAGTGCCTTCACCTGGTTAATCGTGACGGTGTATTGCATATCAGGCCGCCAGCTAAACTGTATGCGAGCGAATGTGCGCCACGTTTTCAGATTGCGAAAAACGTGGCGCAGGAACGTTGGGGGTATTGACGGGGATAGATTGTGTATTCATTATTGCCTCGCTGAAGTAGCAATGAGCCAGGCCAGGAACCTGGCTTTTTTGTGCCTGGGATTCAGGCGATAGATTTAAGATTTGGCCGGGCGTCCTTGAGCAACTGCTCAGCCTTACGCCCCAACTCCCCCGCCTTCGCTTCAACCTGGCGGCACTGCTTGGCGAACGCCGGCAAGTGCGGCAGGTCCTGCTCGCACATCACCTGGTCGTCAAACACTTCGCTACCGGTATCGATCACGTCGCCCAGTGCGCGGATCAGAGCGCCGAAACTTTTGTTCGCGCATTGATCGCTGGTCATCTGGCGGGCGCCAGTCAGGCCATGACGGCTCGCCAGTTCATTGATGCAGTGGTCGCGGAATTCAGGCTCAAGGGCGCTCACCCAGGACTCTTCCAGCCAAGAAGGCATTTCCTGATCGCCCGACAGCCAGCGCTGTACGCGCTTGAGCCAGCGACCGGTCGCCTTCACAAACTCGGCCACATCGTTCTGGGTGGTCAGCGCGGCGAAGTCCGGCACCTCTTTGGCGATCGCCTTCTCCGGGCACGACAGGTGCAGGTCACGACTCAGTGCCTGGGCGAAATCGTCTTGGCTCAGGCTGGTGCGCGCGATCTGGTTTGCAGCGTGGGCGACCAGCACCTGATCACGGGTTTGTACGGTGTGTCTGGAACTGGACGTTTTCATGGGGACTGCTCTCTTCTAATCTGGCTTCAATGGAACGGCGGACAGGGATGTTAGGCGGCGGATTGAGCCCCCTTCTGGCGCATGCATAGCTCGCGGGCAGTGATTTTTCCGCCGGTCAACTCTTCTGCTTTGAAAGCCTTTTCGGCGCGCATCGGGTGAATCCCGGCAACCCAGTACGAAACTGCGGCTTGAGAAACGTCGAGCGCTAAAGCGGTTTTGGTTTGCCCGCCGAAGAAGTCGACGAGCCTTTCGATAGGGGTCATAAGAGCGCCCTCCTGATAAGCCTGCTTATATCCTAAGTAGAAGGAAACTTATTTGCAAGCCGATAAGGGAACTTATAAATTTCAGCTGATGAGCACACTCGCCGAACGAATCAAAACCGCACGCAACCACGCCAAGCTGACGCAGAAGGCGCTCGCCTTAAAAGTGGGTGTTGAGCAACCGGTAATCTCCCAGCTGGAGACCGGAAAGAACCTTCAAAGCGCACACCTACCGAAGATCGCCCATGTGTGTGGTGTGAACGCTATTTGGCTCTCCGAAAATACCGGGCCAATGACAGGTGTGAGCGCTGCCGAGTCAAACATCTCCATCGCCGCCCAACCCACAAAATCATTCCGCTATCCAGTAATCAGCTGGGTAGCCGCCGGCGCCTGGGCGGAGGCTGTTGAGCCCTACCCGGCCGGATTCTCGGACAGCTATGAGTTTTCGGAGTACGACTCCAAAGGCACGGCGTTTTGGCTAAAGGTGAAAGGCGACTCGATGACGGCGCCTGCAGGCCAGAGCGTCACCGAAGGCACGTTGATCCTAGTCGACACCGAAGCCGAGGTCGCGCCAGGTAAGCTGGTCGTGGCCAAGCTGCCGGACAGCAATGAAGCGACATTCAAGAAACTCGTGAGCGACGGCGGCCGGCTATTTCTGAAACCGCTGAACCCAAGCTACCCAATCGAGGCGGTCGACGAGAATTGCCGGATCGTGGGTGTGGTGGTGCAGGCGCTGCAGAAGTTTTACTGACGCACTTCAAGGAGTAGCCATGTCCCTCACCAAGCCCAACCAGCAGCTACGCCGCGACCTCAAGGCCATCGCCTTCAACCTTGAGCAGTCCTGTATCGACCTGGGAAAGCTGGCGGAAAAGCTCAGCGATGCCGATGCCATAGCCCTGATGGGGTTGGTGGGCACGCTCTATGAGGAAGCCGATAGGTTGGTGGGTTATGCCGAGGAAGTGAAGAACGGTCAAATAAAGCGGGTTACGGAATAGCTCAAATGACTGCATGGCGAGAGCAGAGCTTCTGGAGCAAGGTTGGGGTCTGGGCCTGGCTGGCGCTGCTTATGGTGATTCCTGGCTACTCCGACGCGGCCGGGCTTAGCTGGGGCTCATCAGGCCGCAAGCGCGTCTTCAGCTCTGGCTTCGTTATGCTCTGCGTTTTCGTGGGTGTGTTTGAGCTGATAGCGCTGAACCACTTCTATGGGAAGGACGGGTAAATGGCAGATCTGATGGAAAAGCTCGACGGCCCCAGGACCGCCCAGCAAGAACTGTTCTACGACCTTGAAGATGCGACAGCAGTTATCGCCTGGTCGGTAGCCGAGCTGACCACTGTCGCGGGGCTCGCCAAATCACCGGATGAGGCCATCGCCTTGATGAAGATGTGCACTCTGCTCAGCGCCCATCAGGAAAAGCTCAGCGGTTATGCGGATGAGGTGAAGGCGGGGCAGATAAATCGGAGCAAGCCCGAGTAGGTGCGTGGTTTGGCGCGGCGGGATGCTGTAGCAATTCAATTGAGCGCAAAGCGCATGGAGATGGAAGTGAGCGAGTCAACACACACTGTTGAATTTCCACATCAGCGTGCGACATCCTATGTCGATGAGCACGTAGATAAGTTTGATGCCTTCACCCTCAGCTGGAATGGAGCAGATGCCGTGCACCTTACCTTCGGCAGGGACACGCTTCTGGTTCAAACTTCTCGCCTAGAGCACTTTCAGGATCGCCCAACAGAGTCCAGAAGCGGAAAGGTGGATTTGTTCCGGCTTGATGTGGCTGGGATTTCCATGCCAATTGAGACGGCCAAAGAACTGGCGAAAACTCTTAATAGAATGATTGCCGGCGTGGAGTCAGGCAGAAATGGATGAGCCAAGGCTGTTAGATTCGTCTGGCAATATCATGCCCGGTCATCCATCATGGAAGCGCGATGGGCCTGGTGGTGGAGGTGGTGAATTGGAAGCTCGAGTTGCTCAACTTGAAACACACGTACAGTACATTCGGAGAGATCTGGACTCTCTGAAGGACGATGTGCGCGAGTTTCGAGGAGAAACCAAAGCTGAGCTTTCAAACATCCGCACCGACATGAAAGTTGATTTCAGACTTGTCTTTGGCTCTCTGATCGTTGTCGCAATTGGCTTGGCCGGGATGATGGCTAAAGGTTTTGGCTGGCTTTAATCCAATATCCCTTTTCCGCTCAAGAGGTCCGGCCCAGCGCCGGGCTTCTTGTATCTGCCCTTCCCTGCCCAACCTCTCGATCCGAGAACACAAAATGCTTGCAGACCTTCCCAAGATGCTTCGGTGCCAAGAGGCGAAGGCCAGCCGCATGTTGCAGCTCGGAGAATCCCATATTTACCCATTGACCCATTTTGTTGACCAGCTTCGCGAGAGCGCAGGCCCAGGTGCGGAGATCCCCTACTTTGATCCTTGGGATGGCGGCGTCGACGCTGAAGCGTTGTTCCTACTGGAGGCGCCCGGGGCCAAAGCGGTGGCCTCAGGATTCATTTCAAGGAACAACCCTGACGAGACTGCGAAGAATATGTTCGACCTTGGGGTCGAGGCTGGTATTGGCCGCAAACGCACAGTGCTTTGGAATGTCGTCCCTTGGTACATCGGGAGTGGTACGAAAATACGAGCAGCCACGCCTCTCGATCTAGAAGCAGGGCTTCAACCACTACCTCGATTGCTGGCGCTGCTACCAAAACTGCGGACTGTCGTTTTACTGGGGAGAAAGGCAGAGAGAGCCAAAGCAGCAATTGCCTCAGTCCGGCCCGATCTGAAGCTGTTCATCTGTGCCCACCCGAGCCCGCTATACGTGAATAACGCAATCGGTAACCGCGAAAAAATCCTAACAAAACTTCGTCAAGTCAATGAGTACCTGCAGCAGAACTGACTTGTAAGCCCGGCCCCGCGCCGGGCTTCTTGTTTCTAGCAAGCGCCCTACTCTGCTATCGTTGAGCCCTCGGATCGCAATGGAAGCATCGAAGAATGGATTCATGGAAGACTCTGGCAGCCGCCGTCATGGTGCTGAGCACCACTCAGGCCATTGCAGCCGAAAACAACAACCCGTTCCAAGGCGCGCTCATGATCACCACCATCGTGCCCGCAGTGATCATCTCAGCGCCCACGGCTATTACCTCGGAAATTCCAGAGTACTTTAAATCAGCCAAGACTGACGCTCTGGCGTTCATTGGTTCAGGCGGCGAGATTCGCGGCGCGGAGTTTGAGCAGGCGTCCAGATACTACCAGTCGACCTATCCTTCTCCGCTCATGTCAGACATGCAACTGGCCCGGTCGATAGCAACTTCATTCTGATACCGACCTTCACGCTGGCTTCGAGCCCGAGCTTCCTGTTTCTGCGTTTTTCAGTTCTGCGACCCTTCTCCATCGGAAATCCATGCTCTTAGGCATGCACAAAAAAATCACGCCACCTCAACGGTTTTATGACAAAGCCTGAACTAGAGTGATGTCTAAATGAGATCAGTTGCTCTGGCTTGATGTCTTGCCAGAGGCTGCGCTAACCCAATTGTCGGGTGGCTTGAAGCTCCAGGCATCTTGGTCGATAGCCTGGAATAACAGCAGTGCGTACGTTTCTAAGGGAGATAAAAAATGAACGTCAGGACTATGAACCTTGCTCCAAGATCTGCCGCCTTCTTCTCGCTCATTGTCCTGGTAGTTTTTGCTCTGGGCATCGTCGCGGTGCTGCAAATGGGAAAGCTTCGAGACTCGGAGCAGGATGTCGAAACTAATTGGATGGCGAGCATCCGTGAGATCGGCAAGATGCAGACAGGCGTCTTGCGCCTGCGCCTGGAAAGCATACGCATCACCGTGACCACCGACGAACAACAGCGCCAAACCCGCATCGCTTCATTGAGCGGCTACCGCAGCACGCTACAGAACACCATCAGCCAATACGTACCATTGATTACCGGGCCGGCAGAGCGTGAGCTCTACCAGGCAGTAGACACCGATGCGCAGCAGTATTTCAAACTGTTGGATGAGCTGGAGCCGTTGCTGCGAAGCGGTGACAACGCCGCAGCCATTGCTCTGATCAATACTCGCATCAGCCCGATGGCCAACGACCTGCAGGACAAGATGGGCAAGCTCTCGGACTTTAACGATGAGGGCGCCAAGCGTTCAGGTCTGGATGCTGCCGCGACCTACAGCAATGGCGTGACGCTGGTGATCGGCCTGCTGGCGGTGACCGTGATACTCACCGTAGTGCTAGCTACGGTGCTGACCCGCAGCATCACCTCGCCCATCAGCGATGCCCTGGCAGTGGCCGAGCGCATCGCCGGCAGCGACCTGTCCCGGGAGATCGGGATCAGTAGCCGCGATGAAGCCGGTCGCCTGCTGGCGGCTCTGGCGAAGATGCAGAGCAACCTGCGAGAAACCATCGCCCTTATCGCCGATTCCTCCACCCAACTGGCGTCGGCATCGGAAGAAATGACCGCGGTGACCGAAGATGCCAGCCGCGGACTAGTGCGGCAGAACGATGAGGTCAATCAGGCCGCCACTGCAGTGACCGAAATGAGCGCCGCGGTGGACGAGGTGGCACGCAATGCCGAAGCCGCCGCGCAATCTTCCCGCGAGTCTATGGAATTCACCCGCTCGGGTATCGAGAATGTGGCACAGACCCTGAAAGCCATCGAAAGCTTGGCCAGCAACGTGGCCAGCACTGGTGAGCAGGTCAAGGCACTGTCCGGCAGGGCTCAGGACATCAGTAAGGTGGTCGAGGTGATTCGCGCGATTGCCGAGCAAACCAACCTGCTGGCGCTGAACGCGGCCATTGAAGCCGCCCGCGCCGGCGAGCAAGGCCGTGGTTTTGCTGTGGTGGCCGATGAAGTGCGGGCCCTGGCCCACCGCACCCAGCAGTCGACCCAGGAAATCGAACAGATGATCAGCGCGATTCAGGCCGACTCGACCCAGGCGGTGAGCGCCATGAACGTCAGCGCCCAGATGGCCAGCAGCTCAATCTCGGTGGCGCAGAACGCCGACCTTTCGCTCAAGCAGATCGCCGGGACCATCACCCAGATCAACGAACGCAACCTGCTGATCGCCACCGCCTCAGAAGAGCAGGCGCAGGTGGCCCGCGAGGCCGACCAGAACCTGACCAGCATCCGCGAACTGTCGGTCCAGAGTTCGGCGGGCGCAAGTCAGACCGCCAGCGCCTGCGCTGAGATGGCCAACCTGGCGATTGAGTTGAATCACCTGGTGGCGCGCTTCAAGGTCTGACATAAGCCGTTGTCCTGGGCTGTGTTTGCCGTAGCGTATCCATTGAGATGGCTTTCTGCTTTAGCGACATCCTTTTCACCTGGCATTTACAGGGCGGAGCGCAAAGTCGCCCTACTCCTTTGAAGAATTCCCTTTAGGTCCGCCCACAAGCGGGCTTTTTTTTGCCTGAACTTCCAATCTCTCTGGGGTCGGGCTGGCTTTGCAGCCACCCAGAAGTTCGTCGTGTAGCCCGACGATAACCGCAGATTCGGCGCTCTGCAGGTTAAAAAATGGCGGGATCAGGTGCTGCTTTCGAATTCACCAATCGTCGATGCCTTACACCCATCACTGCCAAACACGTACATACATTCCCCTTGTATTTGATAGCTTAAAGCCATCAAGCGGCATGCCTTATTCGCAGAGCCGCCCTAGAAAAGACGTGGACGTCTGGCAATCATCATTAATTGATGAGTTGTTTCTATCAGGGAAGAGGATCTGAAATTGGTGACCGCCACCCAATCCTCCATAGCCAAATGCTCAGGAATCCACGCGAGCTTATGGCTGCCCCTGCCCGACCAAAGCGTTAAGCACTGGTGCCCTCCCAGGAATCTGTTTTGCGACCAAAAGTCGTTGCCCAGGAGCACTCTCAGGAAATGGATTCCGGAAACCATTCAATAGACGGGGCGGACTCCGAAAAGCCAAACGAGTAGGAACTTAAATATGGAGATTTATAGTATGTCAGCTCAAGAAAACCACGTTGGTGTTGGCGGATGGACTGCTTACCACGAACTGACCCCAAAGGACCACGCTGTATTCAAAGAAGCCTTGGAAGGCTTTGTGGGGGTGCAATACACCCCTGAGACGGTTTCGACTCAGGTCGTCGCCGGCACAAACTATCGCTATCACTCGAAAGCACAGCAGCCTGGTTCGCCAGCAATCTGGGCAGCAATCGTGGAAATCTACGCCCCCCTCAAAGGTAAACCGCACATCACCCAGATCATCCGCATCTAAGCGCGTTTGACACCCTTCGGGTCGCGCGAGGATTGCGAGACTCGAAGGCTGATCGCCGCCCCCGCTTGTGCTGTCCCTGCTACGCTTCTGGCTTCTCCCTCCCCTGGAGCCGCAAGCATGCATACGCCCTACTCCCTCCCAGACACGCTTGAAAGAATCTACGAGAACCAGCTCGCCCTTGAGGCTGCGCTGATGGAGTTGACGTTGCTCGTCGAAAGCCAAGGCCATACGGATGCCGGCCAGAACGTGCGCGGCGCCCTTGAGGCGATCGGGGAGAACGCAGGGCATATCAAGCAGGGCCTGGCCAGGCTGAAGGCCCAGGGGCCGGATTGACCGCCCTACCCTGGTCCGCCCATACATTGTGCAGTGCTGCAAAGCAATGCTCCGGCGTGCTGCACAAGCCTTCGCCACTCATCGCTGGTGATGAGGTCGGCACGCTCCATGGCGTCAGCCCGCCTCAGCAATTCGAAGTATTTAACCTCTGCGTCCATTCGACTTCCAGCCAGTGCAGAAAGCTCGCGCCAGCCTGTGAGGGCCAGGCCCCGCTGTGCCTCTCTCATTGATAGCCCCTAATGATCATATTCGGGAGTATGAGCCAGGTTGCAGGGGTCGTTCAGTATGATGGCACTATGACCGACCAATGGTGGCTGTACGCCTCTGCGTACAAAATGGGACGATAGAGTTCCCGCATCAAAAGTGATGGAGAGTCGCGGATGTTCAGTCACATCACCGTTGGAACAAACGATCTTGATCAGGCTGCCGCGTTTTATGACGCCATATTGATCCCTCTTGGGCTATGCCGCCGGGTTGTAACCCCCGATGGAGGGCCTGCCTCCGCATGCTGGGTTAACCCCAACAGGCCCTTGCCTCGCTTTTATGTTTACTGCCCTTACGATCTCAAAGAGGCCGAGGCGGGAAATGGCAGCATGGTGGCGTTTTCCGCGCCACATGCAGACGCTGTGGATGAAGCCTACGCCGCAGGCCTTAGCAATGGCGGTGTTGATACAGGTTCACCAGGGCCACGCCCGCACTATGGGGACGGCTACTATGGCGCTTACCTGCGTGACCCGGACGGTAATAAAGTGCACATAGTCCATCGTGGCGATTTGCACTTGCCCGGGTAGATGCGACTCTCGGTGCTTGCTTGAAGCCCGGCCCAGCGCCGGCCTTCTTGTGTCTGCCCTTCGTCGTGCCACCATTGAGCTGGCAATCCGCGTGATTGCAAACTGGCAGCGCTGAGGGATCAGCGCCCCAAGTATTACAGAGAGCCCGCCCCGTGCGGGTTTTCTGCTTTAGCGACATCCTTTTCACCTGACATTTACAAGACAAAGCGCAAAGTAGCCCTACTCATTTGAAGAATTCCCTTTTGGTCCGCCCACAAGCGGGCTTTTTTTTGTCCGTAATTTGGCTTTCGTTATCGCGGGCCGATTGGAGCTAGATCGCCTCAACCTTTCTACATTGAGAAATCTCGGGCAATGCCTGATTGGCAGAGACTTTATTGAGCTGCCACTTCAGCTCAACCGCAACAGCATTGAATCGTTTTGCCTGCACTCTCGTACTGCTGGATGTGAGGCTGACGTAGGAGGCATCTGAGCTTTTGACGTCGACTACAGTGGTCGTGGTGCCGCCCTCAAGATCGGAGTTCCCCAATATTCCAGCTTTCCATTTCTGAGTAATCGTGTGCTCGCCAGGTGCAACTGGCACAGCTACGTAACCACCGTTCTCCAGAGAAGCTATCTGCTTTCCATCCAAAGAAATCAAGGCAGACATTAAGCCCATATCGTAGTTACTGGGCCTGTACACGTAGATCACACCACGATGGGAATCTGCATTTTCAAGTGGTGTGAATTTTGGCCCTGTCATCGTGCAGGAGCTGAGAAGCCCCAATAAAAAAATGGCTGAAATCTTCCATGCTCGAGTCATAACTGCTCCTTCCTCATTAAGCGATTGATGATCAACACTGACGGGCTATCAATCAAATTTTTTGTTCGCTTGCAGCTGAATCGGCTTCGCTTGCCTTGTCGCTGAACTCCATTCGAAGACGTCTCCCTCCAGCAGGTTTCTGCTGAGATTGATTTATGCATTTGTGCATGAAATCTCTTGCCGCCCTATTGTCAATATATCTCAGCAACAATACTGTATATGCATACATATATCGCAAGGAGCGAAGCATGAACCAGGCAACCTACCCCACATCCAAACCACGGAACTCCTACGAGCTTGTCCGCCGTCGTCTGCAACGCATAATCGCCTCTCCTCGAGTGCAGAGAATTCAGTTGGTTGAGGTCTCCAGACGCAACGATGAAAGCCCTGAAGCTTGGCACCAGGTCATCCAAGACATCGGCGACACCGCAGGCATAAGGATCGAACATTTGGAAGACGGCGCCGTGCGGATCGGCTGGCGCGAGTACTGCGACGTGTAAATGAGCCCGCCACTGAGCGGGCTTTTTATCGCCTGCAAGAAAATATATAAGCATGCTTATTGACGCAATAAATAAGTTGGCTTATATTTCATCTCAAGCCAGCAGCGAAGGCCGCCGGCCAGCAGCGAAAGCCGCGCCGCTCTTTAGCGACACCCCTTGCCGGATCACCACCGGCCCAGATTCAAAGGCAGCGATGAACCGGCCTAAACGGTTCAGAGGGTTGGCAACTGACCCGGGCGTGCAGCGTAAAGCGCCAAGAACAGTTATCCAGCGGGAGAACAAGCCGAAAGGCCCGCGGCTGGAGTGACATTTGATTCAAGCCGGTGACTGACGCCAGTAGCGGGTCACGGCCAGCCCAAAAAGATTTGAATTAGCGGTCCCGATAGCCTCGGCTGGGAACGCCGGACCTCATGCACCCTGCCCCACTCAGCCGGGCATTCAGAGCTGTAGCGTGCATGTTGTAGGGACCTGAGATCCATGGCGAACAGATGCTGTTTGACGCCGTGAGGAGGAAGCTCGCCGCCCACCCACGAAGACGACCGGCCAGCCCTGCAATCAGCAGCGGGCAACGGGCCACACCGCTGACGCAACAAACCCAGGCTGTCGCCAGTAGCGGGCCTGGGCTCCACAGATTTACTGATGCCGCTTCGATGAGGCGGCATTGGAAATCAACGGAGGAATGTATGGGCCAGCTCAATAGCGAGGACTTTTTGTCCTCGGAGATTTCCAGCTACGAAGATTTGTTGGCCAAAAGCCTTCAACTGCAGGACCGCGTAAAGGAAACAACCGCCTCCCTAGAGGCTGCGTATTCCGGCGTCATCAACGCTAAGCATGTGTTTGAAGAGATCAAAAAAGAAAACATCGAAGAGCTTCGGGTATTCAGGCAAACGGTTACTCGCGAAGCCGCAGAAATAGCCCAAGCAATCAAGCAGTTGAAATCAACCCTTGATCCAAAAAGCCTGTCCGAACTCAGGGAGTACGTTGCTCTCTGCGAGCGCCTAAAGGATCTCCAAGACGCAGGGTTCAAATTCCCAGCCTGAACAACCAGCGCCACGACAGCCTGTCGTTAACTGCCCGGTCACCTGCGCGCCGAAGCGCAGGCTGTATCGGATATCGCTCGGCCCTCTGTCGTGATAGCAGGGTGGCCACCTTGTCCCGAGCCTGAGCGGAGTTTGCCGCGGCGTAGACGGACAACGCTCGGAGGGATTCGAGCGATATCCGATGCAGAAGCGGTGTTGAAAGCTGGGTTGAACGCTTAGGCGGCCCTGGAGAAACGCAGGTTAATAGGGCGCCAGCTATGCGTGGTTAGCCTCTCCGAGCGGTCGTCCCGAAAGGGTCCGCTCTCGCCGGGATCGCGTCCGGCCTTCCGCATCACCCTTCCCCACCTCTACCCGTCAGCACTCCTCCCCCGCGCCCATCGGCAACCAGCGGGAGGCATGAGTGTTGACGAATACAGGTGAACCAACGAATCAACGGAGACACTCATGAGCGAGCAACGAGCGCCTTATCCACGGTCGGCGGATAACGCTGACCAGATGAACCTGCCCGAGGGCAAGACTTGCGGCGACTGCGTGCATTGCCGCCGCTGCACCGCGATGTTCGGCCACATTCCTGCTGATGAGGCTTGCGACTGGAGCCCGTCGCGCTTTCTTGAAGCCCTGCCAGCCACCGCGTAACCCAAAACACTGGAGGTCGCCATGAGCGATTGGATCAAGTGCAGCGATCGGCTGCCGCCAGAAGGCGAGAAGCGCGATTACTTGTGCCTGTTCGAGTACGGCGAGATGCAGGTCACTGAGTGGCTGTACGACAAAACTCTCGGATGGTGCTTCTGGTACGGCGATCCAAGTCACTGGATGCCACTCCCACCCGTTCCCACTGAATAACGCCATCCTGGAGGTGACCATGCACCACAGCATCCAATCACGCCGCGACATAGTCGACGGCCTGCATCAGCGCTCCCGTATCGCCACCGCCGAATTCTACCGGCTGATTGGGCGGCCTGAGCCGGTGATCACCTTCCGGATGATGGTGAAGCCTGCAGGCCGCGACTTCTTTCATGTGGTGGACAACCGGACCGGAAAGGTCATGGGGTTCCGCCGCAGCCACAACGAAGCCTGCGCCCTCGCTCGGCGCCTGGAGCGCCTATATGCCGACCAGTTACGCGGATAGCGCTCAGGCCAGGGAATCCGACAGGCGCTGGGATTTGCCGAACTTCGGCAAGAAGCAACACGTCGACCTGTTCCACGAGTACACGGCTGACAACCTGGCAGAGCGCGAGGCTCGGCGTATCAAAGAGCGAGCCAGTCTCAAGCTGCGTATCGGCGCAGCCATGGCGCAGATGGAGTTGATCTGCCAGCCAGTAGGAGGTGTCGAGTGAACGTTGTCCAGCGAGACCACCAGACCGCCGTGAATTGGATCGAGGTCGAGATCGACAACATGATTCGCGACCTGGGCAAGGCCAATGCCAGCGCGGCGGCAACATCATGCGTCACCTTGGCCTTCATGCTGCGGGTCATTGACGAAGCCGAGCATCGTTACTTCCGGGCGCGCATCGACAAGATTTACGCCAACTACAACGCCTCTATCGTTTCTGCCGCCTGACGGCACCACATAACCCCACCACTTTCAATGCTGCGCCTGGCGCGGCGAGGGATCGTCATGTCCAAAAATACCAACCAAGCAATCGCACAAGAATCGCTCCAAGCGAGCGAAACCGAAGAATACAAGACGTCCATCGCCCCTGCTGTCGCCGTCACCGACATCGTGGAGTATCGGCCGCACGAGGAGCAAATCGTTCGCCTGGAAACAACTTACGCGAAGCTGGTCGTTGACTGCTCGACGAGCGAAGGCTTGGCGAGCGCGAAGGAAGTTCGCGTCGATATCCGCGATGTGCGCTACGCCCTGGATAAGACCACCAAAACCGCATTGGTGCCATATCAGCAAAAGGTCAAAGAAGCTCAGGCTCGCGTCAATCAAGTCAAGGAGTTCGGTGAAACGCTCAGGACTCGTGTGCTGGCAATTGAAGAGCCTGTCGATGAAGCGATCAAGGCCGAAGAAAAGCGTATAGCTGATGCCAAGGCAGAGCGCGAGCGTGTCGAGGCTGAGCGTGTCGAAGCCATCCGAGCAAAAATTACTCGTTTCAGTTCTGTCGCTGCCGCCTATGCGAGCCGCAGCGCCGCAGACGTCTCCAGCATTCTGCTAGGCGTCAAAGAGTCGGTGATCCTGCCAGAAGAGTATGGCGAATTTGAAGCCGAAGGCACCATCGCTCGCGACAACGCCATTGAGCAACTGGAAGCGCTGCTCAAGTCTGCCGCTGAGCGAGAAGAGGCTGCTGCCAAGTTGCTGGCCCAGCAGAAAGAACTGGATGAGTTGCGCGAGAAACAACGCATCGCCGATGCCGAAGCCGAGGAGCTACGCAAGCAGCGAGCAGAGGAAGACCGCAGGCGGTTGAAGCAGCAGCAGGACGAACTGGACAAGCAGCGCCGCGACATGGAGGCACAGCAACGCCAGCAGCGTGAACAGCAGGAAGAGCAACAACGCCAGCAGCGTGAGCGTGACGCCCAGTATCAGCGGGATCAGGAAGAACTGGCTCGCCTGCGTGCCCAAGCTGCTGCTCCTGTGCCAGCCGCAGCCACCTCAGCCGTCTTGATCGAAGAAAAGGCCGAGCCCGCACCTCTTGTCGTAAAGGCTCCAGCGACCGAAGCCATTAACGCTGACACGACAACGCCGCCGGCTGACGACATTGTTGAAGTTGTCGCCCTGGGCTTCGACGTGGATCTCGACATTGCTCGCGCCTGGCTTCGCGCCACCAGCTTCTAACCACCCTTTCCATCTCACGGCCAACACACCTCGTGTTGGTCACGGAGAGCGCTATGACCAATACAGACACCCAAGCACAAACAGGCCTCGCGACCTATCACGACCCTTCGCACAACGCGGCAGCGCTCATTCTTGACCCGGGCACCATGCGTTCAATGAGCGACCTCGCGCTGATGATGTCGAAGGGCGTAACCACCGTCCCGAAACATCTCAAGGGCAATCAAGCAGACTGCATGGCGGTGGTGCTTCAAGCAATGCAGTGGCAAATGAATCCCTTCGCCGTGGCGCAGAAGACATTCATCGTCAACGGCGGCGCATTGAGCTACGAGGCGCAGCTCGTCAACGCTGTGATTACCGCCAAGGCGCCAGTCAAAGGTCGATTGAACTTTGAATGGTTCGGCGCTTGGGAAAACGTCATCGGGAAGATGCGCGAAGTTACCAGTAAGACCAAGAAGGACGAGGACACTGGCGAGTTTAAAAAATATCGCGTTCCTGCCTGGAGCTTTGACGACGAAAAAGGGCTCGGCATCAAGGTTTGGGCGACCTTCCGGGGCGAAGACGAGCCGCGCGTTCTGGAACTTCTACTGACCCAGGTCCGCACGCGCAACTCAACGCTTTGGGCGGAAGACCCCAAACAACAGATCGCCTACTTGGTGACCAAAAAATGGGCTCGCCTCTTCTGTCCTGACGTGATCCTTGGCGTTTATACGCCGGATGAGTTCGAGGATTCATACGGCGGCGAGATTGATATCACTCCCACCAAACAAGCCGCAAACATCGCTGCCGCTGCTGGCGTTTCGTTTGGCCCCAAATCCCCATCGCCTGAAATAGACGGCGTATTCGCAGACCTCCTGGTCGTTGCAAGGCAACAGGACATCGACGCCTACGCGGCCGCCTGGGCAGGTCTCAAGCCGAAGCAGCGCGCAGCGATCGGCCTGGAATGCCACGAAGCCCTAAAAAGCTTGGCGGCTACCGTCGATGCCGACTTTACCGACATAACCGGCCCCAGCGGCGACCAGTCCCATTCAGAGGAGGCTGCGTAGTGAGGGCGGAACTTCAGGGCACGGAAAAGTGGCGTGCAGATCGATCAGGACGTGTGACGGCAAGTCGGTTTAAAGATGTCATGGCCTGGGGGAAACCGGACAAAAACGGGAAGCGCGAGCCCATGGGTACCCGCACCTCATACATGCGCGAACTGTGCTTCGAACGGCTGGCAAAGAAGTCCAAGCACAACGTCAGCAGCGCCTCTATGAAGTGGGGCCACACCGAAGAACAAAAGGCGCAGGACGCCTACGAGATGTTGACCGGCAACATCGTCCTGCCGTCGGAGTTCATCGTTCACCCGAAGTACGACTGGCTCGGCTGCTCGCCAGACGGCCTTATCAACGATGATGGGGGTACCGAATCGAAGTGCCCCTTCAACGAAGCGATACACGTCAGAACTTGGCTCGAAGGCATGCCCGAGGAACACATGCCGCAGGTCCAAGGCTGCATGTTCGTTACGGGCCGTAAATGGTGGGACTTCCTGTCCTTTGATTCTCGCCAAGATGAAGAGTGTCAGCTCTATATCGAGACGATTTACCGCGACGAGGACTACATCGCCAACCTGCATAAAGAGCTGGTCCAGTTCAACTTGGAACTGAATCGCATGGTTGATGAGGTAGCGGACAAAGCTCGGGCGCAAGCCCATCGCCTAGGAGCCTGATCATGATCAGTAACCTGAAATCAGACATCGAGTTTCGGCGTGCGAAAGCCCTGGAGCTTTCCTTTCAGGTCCAGCAACACCTGGCAGCAGGTGGGAAATACACCATCGGTAAAAGCCCGGTGATTAATCCAGACCCCGCCAAGCGTTCGGAAAAGATTGACCCCGAAACCATCCTGAAGCGCCGCAAGCCCCCTATTTCAAGGACCGAGCGTAATGCGCTGCGCAAACTCGCGGAGGCATTATGAGCAAGCGCAAGGCACACAACCTCCAGGCGCGCATCGCCCGGTCGTGCCGCTCACTGCTGGCTACCAACCACGTCGCGGTGGTGAACATCGGCCCCAGCGGCCGCCAGGGCATGATCAATTACAAGTCGCTGAAGAACATCGCGCCGGGGAAGATTGGCCAGGCCGTCTGCGGCATTCCCCACCGGTGGACGATCTACCTCAGCGCACTTTGCATCGACGCCCGTGGCGACCGCTACAGCAAGTCGGTGGAGGTAGCGCCCGATGGCGTCTACCTCTCCGACCACCTGGAAGACGTGATCGAGCATTGCTACAAGAAGCTGCGCGACGAGGCCAACCAAAGCCAGATGGTGGCTTCCGGCTGGATCGCCATTCCGGAAGCAATGTCACTGGACGAGGCGCACGCCGCGCGAATCTTCGAAGCGGTTGGAGCCTGGAACCAGCAGAAGGTCGCTGCGTGAAACGAATCCACAAACAGGTCAGCGCACGACGCAGACCAACCTGGCTCGCACTGCCGGCCAGCGGAATAGAAGAGATAGGCCATGGCTGTGACCCAGGAAGAACGAACAGCCACGCTGGCCGAGAAGCGGCAGGAACTTGGCGAGCAGGCGCTAAGGCATACGACGCCTTGCGGCACCCGACAGATGCTCGACGAGTTGATGCTCTGGCATGAGATCAAGGAAGTCGGCGAGGCAGTGCAACTGCTGGTGCGCAATACCAAGGCAGAAGATCTGCCGCCAGCAGCACCCAAGGTAAAAGGGCCGTCCGACATCATTCGCCATTATTTCCGCCAGGGAATGCGCGACCGGCTGACAGCGCTCACCGCGGAACTGGGTGACACGAAAGACCGAACAACCATCTGGCGGCTGATCGCATATGCCCACTCGTTGGGTGCGGAGAAGTCCGCCCCTCTATTCGAAATTAAGCCCCACGGTTACGAGATAACAGAAAGCGTGGCGCGCAAATTGCGGCGAGCGGGCTTCGCCGAATCGATCAAAATGAGCGCCGACGGCGACGAATAACCCACCCTACTCGGCGCACCCAGCAACCGGAGGGGGGGCTCAAGATGGAAGACAAACGGCTTCATTTCCCTGTGGTCATGCCATCGGCTATAAATTTCGCGGCGCTCTTTAAGCGGCCGGCTACATCTTCAATATCGGCCCAGTCGTCACATATCTGATCCATCTGTGCATAGGCGAATGGTTCTTTCCTTGTAACGTTTAACCGCGCGGCGCTAGGTTTTTTTGATCCTTCTTCCCATACAAACATGATTAGAACGTCGAACTCTCCATATTTGTAGATAACGTTCCTTGGGTCCTTTAAGTCGAATAATGCTTCGTTCATAGCCTTCACTCTTGATCCAGATTTATTCCGGTCATCCGTAGTACTCCAACCCCACCTAAATTGCCACCACCGGTTCCGGAGGGCGGCGCCTGACTGGAGATAATCCATGGACGAACAGTTCTACCTACAAGACAGCCGCAGTCATGCCTACGTCGGCAACGGGTTGTCGTTCTGGGGCTTTGGTGGCTCCGGGTACGTCACCGACTTGGCCAAGGCCCAGGTGTTCACCCGTGACGGCGCTTGCGATCACCGAGACACTGACATTCCGTGGCCCAAGGCCTACGTCGATGCTCGGGCGCGCATCGGTGTTGACTGCCAGTATGTGACGTTGAGCGAAGCGCTTGACCAGCACCCAGACGCAGCCGAGTTCTACATCCAAAAGCCGCAGTGCTGGAACGGAAACAACTTGATTTGGCTTTGCAAAGATGGCGTGTTCACAAGCGACCTTTCCAAGGCTGTGGTGGTGCCGAGGGCTCACACCGTGACCTGGATCGGTAAGCTCGGTCAATCAGGCGCGGTGGTCTGGCCCAAGCCCTACATCGACGCCCACTCCCGCCGGCTGGTTGAGCGCGACGACGTGAACATCAAGGAGGCCTTGCGCGGCACCAGCATAAAGCTGGCCAAGCCGCAAAAGCCGCGAATGATGATGTTCAATTGCGATGGCTGCGGCCGGTTCATCAGTGGCGCGCAGCGCTATCGTGAAGACTGCCGGAACTGCGGAACAAGCAACACGCCTTGATCCGGCTCCATGCCGGTCACCCGTAATACCCCATATCAACGAATCATGCCAGCCGCCAGCGCCCTATCGCCTTCCGTTCGTATCGGGAATAAAGCTACCCAAGAAAAAGACAGTCGCAGGCCCTATGAGCCACGCGGCGGTCGTTCCCGGACTGACAATTGGTACGGCAATAGCAATTGCAAACAGGCCTATCCCTGTCCATAGCCTCTTACGCGGCGTGAACCACTCGCGGAACGCTTCAAGCTTTTTACCCGCCATTACCACCTCCTTGTTTGATAAGCAGCAAAGCATATCACCCACTTTAACGAATCACTCCAGCCGCGCACTATCGCGCCAATGGCTCCGAATACTCGCTGATCTTCTTCCTATAAGTCGCCAGATCAATTATCTGCCGCAAGCAAATTACGATCTCTAGTTTCTGCCTGTCGTCTGGAAGACCAATCCACCTGAGCATCATTTGAGCGTCTTCCTCGATTGCTGCGAGTGCATCGATATCGCTTTGCAGTCTCATGTAGGCCTCCTGCCTGGATGAGCTAGACAAACACCAATAACCCACA